ACCTCCTTAATCTGTCAGATACGCGAGTGTGATAATGATCGTCTTTCCTTTAACTGAATTTCCTGGCGCATTTGAATCTGCCGTATTTCTGGCATACACCATATCACCGCCTGTGTGGTAGGCCACACAGCTTTGACTGTCAATAAAAATGGAACCTATCGCACGATGAGTTCCGTTCAAGCCTGGGGCTCCGCTGATGTAAATCCCGCCATTCGCTTGTGAGGTTAGTGTCCCTCGATACTCTGCAAAGACGAATTTGCCGATCCTGATACACTGTGAAAATATAGTTGTGTGAGTAAGTTCTGTACTTCCAGCGTAAATTTTTGGTTTCCAGGATCCATAAGAGATCAGCGTTTCTATCGCGGCTTGCGCTTCCGTAACACCTTTCGAGTTTCCATCGATCAACTCTTTCAGTTTTGTAACGATTGACTCTAATTTCATATAAATTCCTTTCTCATGCCGTCCGGATCCAGCAGTATAAAGCCAGGTACGGGGGCATGTTGTTGTGTGACTGATTGCCACCAAATTGTAAATCTAGTGATCGGTAGCTATTTGCACCGGTGTGCTTGCTTGAATCACCATAAGTTTTAAAAATATTTGCATTAACAGTTCCATTTTTGAACGCACCACTATTTCCTGCAATGAAAGAGCCATTTTCCGCCCCATGAAGTGCAGCACTTCCACTGATTTTGGGCAGTTCATTTTCGGTCAGGGTATGGCTCTCTTCCCCTCCGATCTCTCCGCTTGCATGGGCATCCCCCGCGGCAAGGATAAATTTGTCTTTGATCCTCTCCCAGGTTCCACCAAAGAGCGTGCCAGGGTCCGCGCTGTCCTTCGACCAGTACAGGCTCCCTACGGGGTGGCAGTACTCCAGCAGGAGCTTGTCAAGTGTCGTCACCCCCCCCTAAAATTTTTTGCCAGGTGGTGAGAAATTGGTCAGACAGCGTTAGGTCAAGCCCACCTTCCCCCTGATGTAGTAACCGCCAGGTACCATATACGAAAGATGTGACGCCATCCGTTCTTTCTACTTTTTGCATCCAGTAACTGCCGTCTGTATCAAGTATGGTGCGAAACACTGCCCCATCTTTGACCAGCTCATCTGTACTCATTTTAAAAGCTTTTTTTGTTGGGCAATTTTTTAAAGTTTTGGCTATATCGTCTGACGGACAAGTCCATTCGCTAGATACAAGATACCCAAGATTAAGATCGGTGTTGGCCTTTATATATGACCCTTCCTTACGAGATTTCCACTTAGTGCTAGCATTATACACATCGAGGTTTAAATCAGATCTTGCCTTTTTGGCACGCTCAATTGCCTCCGATAAGTCCTCTTGGATTGGCGTTGCACCGCTGATAGCAGATTGCAAAGCCGAACTTGCAGCATTTGCGCTTTCGATTGTTGACTCATTTAGCGTTTTACTAAGATTACTTGCTGAATCAACCACCGGTTGGAGATTGGATTGTGCTGTGGATGCGCTTTTAATTGTATTATCAAGTTCAGCCTTTGCACCGTTCGCTTTAGTAGTGGATGAATCAAGATTTGATTTTGCTGTATTTGCGGTAGACGTTGCAGACGTAAGATTTGACTCCGCTGTATTCGCCGTGGAAACTGCGCTGTTGAGAGAGCTCAAAGTTGATTTCGCTGTATTGACCTTGTTGTCAAACGAGTTTACTTGCGAATCAACGCTGTTCTTTGCCGCTACAACCTCATTTTTCAGATTTGTATAAGAGTTATTATCATCATTAACTTTGTTCAGAGCATTGATGATACTTCCTCTTACTTCTTCCCCATAGACAGCATTCTGAATCTGATCGGTGTAAGGCTTAATGTTTGCCATCCGTATCACCTTCCTTTTCTTCCTGCATCACTGAAAAATCATGTACCAGTTCTGCCATGTGCTGACTCTTAATGTCGGATAGCACATCAACTAAGATTCCTTCGATCAAATACGCTGGCAAGCTGGATTCTTTGATCACTTCATTGACGGCTGACCGCATTTTCAACCTGGCATTTTCAATCATGACTGATAGCGGAGTATTCATCTTCTAGTACCTCAACCTTTCCAATTACTTCTTGCAGTGCTTTTGTGATAACCGGAATAATATATTGCTCGCTAATCTGCAAATTATCCCCAGTTTTTCGCCCATTTTCATCTGTTTGTGGCACTCGCAGCACATACTGTGGATTGCACGTTTCCATATCCTGTGCAATGTATCCGCAGTCTACATGTGAGCCGCCTTGCTTCCAGTCAAACGCAGCATGCTTAATTTTTTTAATTTCTGAAATCCCATCAATTTTCGATGCTTCAATATTTTTCTTAAACTTTTTATCTGAGTGCCATGCGGTTATTCCAAATGCACCGTATATTGTTTGGAATTCTAGGTAATCATTGTTTCCACTTCCGAGCTGACTTACAAATCGGAATTTGTTGCACCCCTCAGAAAGTGGTACGTTCCATATTTTGTCATTAGATGTCCAGAACTGTATCGGGGAAAACATAGTGTTCAGGATCCCTTCCTGAGTACCAAATATTAGCCGACCGCCTGCGCCGCCAAACATGTGAGACGTTTTTGCAGCATCAATTCTCAACCCATACTCATTAAGATTGATCGTACATCCATCGCCGCTATCAATATTGATGGTTGATCCAGTAATCTCTGAACCTCTGATGTTTCCGGAAAAAGTACCATTTTTCGCATACATACTTCCGTCTGCGCCAATCATGAAATTCTTATTAGCTGTCACCACCCCCTCCAGATTAATTTTGCTTGCCTTTATGGCAATGCGCTCTGCGCTCTGATTGATAGATGATATAACTTCTGAGTAGCCTACTTTTTTATCAACCTTAGAGGAGATCGAGTCCGTCGTAAGCTTGATCTGCGCGGATGTGGAGTAATTTTTCAGCCGATCATTCACATACTGTGTAGCCGTTTCTTTGGCAGAAAGTAGAATGCTGTCCTTAGTGTTAGAGATTGAGGTTTCAACTTGCGCTTTCGTATAATAATTTTTCAGCTTTTTATCTGTAGTGCTGTTTGCTGATTCTTCCGCATCCGCAATCTCTTTTGTTACTGAGGTCTTATAGTCAATAGTAAGCTTTGACGCATCAACAGAGTTACCGACCAATCGATCACCGACAATCTGCCCATCCATTGTGATTGCTGTTTCATACGGTCCGCTATATCCAGTATTGGAGTAGCCTAGACCGTTCAGATTCCATCGCCAAATCTTCTTAGCTTTGGTGTAGTCCTCTGTATCACAAATTAAAAGCTCATCCGCATTATCCGTAAGTGTGACATATCCATGTGTTGCAGAAGTGATTAGAGCGCTTGCCTGTTTGATCGCATCCGACACAACGGCATTTTTTTCAGGCACTTCTTCAACAAGATTTTTTAGGGATGCGCTGATTCCATGCGTTTTTGCTGTGATGCTGCGCTTCGCAGGTTCCGTTCCGTTGAAAGTTATGGTGTTCTGTGAAACCTTGTTAAGACTGATTTGAAGTTTTGTAACTGGAAACTCTTTATCCAGTCCATGTGGGACCGAAACAATCCGCACCATATCACCAAGGCGTAAGGACTGAACACTATTGTCTACATAGTGTAAATCAATTGCCTTACACTCAAGCGTCATAGCATCAAACTGTTCATCTTGTAACCACTTCTTGCCATGCTCTAAGAGCCTTTGGGGAGTTGTGACATCGTCCCAAGTGACCGTTTTAACGATCCGGCCCCACTTTCTGACGGCTTCGGCGTTCTCAACGTAATCTTTACCATCATTAACAGAAGACACCGTTAAACGAGCTTCCAGGGCTTTAATGGGGCTTTCTTCCAGCCTTGCCCCCAGCGGTATACAGACCGTTGCGATATCTGTCATGTCGATATCACGTGTGAAGTCCATCAGATTTTCGCCAAAAGCGATTGTCTGCGTATTCCTCACACCATAATCTTTGATATAGTCAAGATATCGATGTCCGTTCTCATATCTCACACGCACGAATCCGCCAAAGTCATCAACAAGATCTTCCTTGATGGTTTTAAGAGATGATTCCCAATTCGTATAGCGGTATACGTTATCCGTGGAATTTGTAACCGTCACCATACCGACTTCAAAACGTTTAAACTCTTCCACCTGCGAATTATGAATTTCAATAATCTTTGAAAAATATTCGCGCGGCGATAAGTCATGGTACTCTGCCGGTCGCTGGATACTGTCATTTAAAAATGCCAAATCACCTTCACATGTAATGGATTTTCGGTTATAAAAATCCAGGGACATTTTAATGATGCGCCCCTGGAATAAAATAGAATCGTCTTCATATACTGTGATTTTTGATATAAATTCTTTTGGTAGATCATACTGCGGATGATCTGGCGGTATCTTGCAGGCGAAGGATCCGGCGGTATTGAGTTCAAGAGTAAGCTTTGGGTCAATTAGAGTTAGATCCTCATCGCGCGGATCGTAGATTGGAAAATCGTCACATAGAACTCTGTACATTTACAATGTACCCCCATTATAAGCAATATGTACCGTGCCATTACCGATAAATGTTACATGATTATCACCTTCTTCTAGTAAGATGTCGTAAATCTTATTTTTCCCTTTTGAAAGAGAATATGGCTTGTTTTTATAGGTCACGCTCATCCCAGCAGAGCAGGTAAAAGAAGGGATTACTTTTTGGCTAAGACAAATCAAATTGACTGTTGTGGAACCAGAAACATTAACATCATTTTTATAAATGACCCCAGTGACAAAAGAAAACGGGTCCCACAACCACGGCTCGCCAGCACCACTTACCGGATGCTTGTAAGGATCAACATCGCAATCTATTACCACTTTCCCAATTGCTTTGTTGCTCTCTATCGGATTTATTACACATCTTCCCGAATAGTAGTATTCTCTTTCCTCATCCAAAATAATGCGCATTTTCTGCCCATGAAGATAATTGGCAAGTTTCGATTGTCTTGTTAGCCCATATTCTTTCATGTTTGGGATCGCAAAGGTTAGTTTAAGGTTCCGATTACCAAATCGGACGATCCCTGCGCCCAACGCTTCTGTTAGATCAAGGTCCCCATCCCTTCCAGGGATAGAGACCTTTTCTGTTTGCGGCGTAGGAAGAGAGATTTGTTTCTTGCTAAGAATCAAACCGAAATCTTTATAGCTATGCTTTGTTCCGAATGTAACCCCATTTATCAATAGTTCATCCCCCTTCCCTTTTTTCTAGCGATATTACCTAATTCCGTATCAACTTGTGGCGCAAGCTCTCCAACTAGAGAGCCGGAATCAAGCACAACTTGAAGATTTCCGTAATCAGGCAAGTACTTGTTCAAAAGTTCAATGAGAGCGTTGAACAGTTCAGTGATTCGTTGAACAACTGAGTCATTATTTTCCGCAACAGCTGATCCAATCATATTCATCATGGTATTCTTGCCAATCATGATTTCATCACCAGCTTCGCCTGCCCCCATTGCCTGTCCTTGTGGGTTCATGCCAAAAATTGTAGGCTGCGTGAACAGGTACGGCTGTTCCATCGCCTTCTTATACCAGCTGATACCGAAATGAGGAACAGACGGAGGATTCAAGCTAAAGCTTCCGGATACAGAAAAATGCGGAAGTGATAAGTGCGGAAGTGACCATGAGAAATGAAAAAATGATTTCATTCGCTCAATGGCACCATGTACTGCATCCCTTGCTGCTTCAATTGGTCGGGTAATAGCTGACTTAATTCCATTCCAAACGGATGCCGTGGTTGATCGGATGCCGTTTGATACACTGGAAACCACATTTTTGATCGAATTAAATACATTAGACACCCTGGACTTAATCGCATTTACCGCATTAGATACAGCACTTTTGACACCATTCCAAACCGATACCGTGACTGATTTAACACCATTCCAGATGCTTGTTACAACAGATTTAATGGCATTAAATACGGATGTCACAACGGATTTAATCGCATTAATAACTGCGGTAATGGTTGACTTAATACTATTCCAAGCAGTGCTTGTAACCGTCTTAACAGCATTCCAAACAGTTTCAATAACCGTCTTGATAGCATTGAACACGGTTTCTGTTACAGTCCTGATGGCGTTCCAGGCGGTTTCTACCGCCGTTCTAATAGCATTTAGTATCGGTTCCATGAATGCCTTAATAGCATTCCAAACCGTAGATATCGCCGTTTTAATGGCATCTAGCGCAGTTGATACAACGCTCTTGATCGCTTCCCATGCCACGGTAATTTCATCACCAAAGTTCTGCCAGATAAACTGCCACGGCAAAGTGAGAATCTGGAATGCCGTATTGAGTAGTTGTTCAATAAACATGATACCGACTTGTACCACATTTTTGATGGTCTCCCATGCCGCTTGAATAGCTTCGATTGCCGGACTAAAGAAGTTGCCGATAGCTGTGATCACGTTGGTAAAGAAGCCTGCAATCTTATCGTAAATACCCGTAAAAAAGCCTGCAACAGCATTCTGGACTGTCTCGATCAGCCCGACGACCTTATCGCCAATACCTTGCCGGAACGACACGATCTTGTCAGCGATGCCGTCCAGGTTAATTCCGAACAGATTGCCTATTGCGGTAAACGCTCCCCGGATCAGATCGTTTTGCTTGTCCAGTACGACTTTTACAATGCCACTAAGACCACCGCCGCCTTCTTCATAGGATGTTTTTAAACTTCCCCAAAAAGTATCAGATGACAGCTTAGCCGCTTTAAAACCCTTGCCGAATGAATCTTTGATGTGATCCCCAAGGGCTGAAAAAGTCCCCTTGATTCCGCCGCCATGCTCTTTGATGGAATCCCCTACTGCTTTGAACCGATCAGCGATTCCGCCGAAAAATCCCTTGATCCCATTAACCGCTGCCGAAACTACATTTTTTAGACCGCTCCATAAACCTTTCCAAAAATTCCGGAAAGCATCGGATTTATTCCATAAGACTACAAATGCCGCAACTAATGCCCCTATAGCAGCTATGATCAGTGTCACCGGACCACCGGCAGCTGCGATCGCAAGCTTTATCAGGCTCATTGCACCGGCAAAAGATTTGATCATGCTAATAGCTGTCATGATCGTAGATACAAACGATACAATCTTGCCAACTGCTAACGCCGCCATAAATATGCCATACGCACTAGCCGCACCAGCGACTACCGCGGCAAGAACTTCAAATGCCGTTTTATGCTTTTCGATAAATGCGCCGGCCTTTTCAAAGCCTGGGATAACTTTGTTCGTGATAACTTCAACCAATTTTGAAAAAACAGGAAGAAGCTTTTCACCTAATTCAGACTTTAGATTTGAAAACTTTGCTTTTAACGCTTCAGTCTTTGCTTCCGCCGTACCTTCAATTTTCTCATAAGCGGATGATGTAGTACCGGCATCATTGCCCATCTGCTTAACGGTATCATTAAACTCCTGTGCACCTGCATTTACTAATGCAAGCGCACCTGTTCCTGCTTCCTGTGACTGCCACAAGTTAGCAAATGCCGTAGTGTTTCCACCTACTGAATCGGATAAGACTTGCAGTACATCCCCTAAGGACATACCCGACGCCATGCACTCCGCAAAACTCTTTCCAGTTTGCGCCTTTAAAGTATCGGATACTGTAGATCCTTCCTTACCTAGCTCATTCATCATGGATTTTAGGTAAGTTGTGGATTCGGCCGTTGCGATACCGGACTTTGTCATAATCGCATAAGACGAACACAAATTATCAATGTTTACGCCATACGCGGATGCTGTAGGGATGACACGCCCCATCGACTGTGCCAGCTCATTGACGGTTGTTTTGCCTAGATTCTGTGTCGTGATCAGATTATCAGAGATATGATCTGCATCCTTGGCCTGTAAGCCATAGGCATTGATTGCGGTTGTCATGACGTCAACAGCAGTCGATGTATCAGTAAAACCGGCTTTAGCAAGCTTGACCGCTTTTGTCGTAAAGCCTACCGCATCTCCGGCATCTACGGATGCCGACAACGCCTGATACATGGCTTCAGAAAAATCCGAAATTGACACATGGCTTTCACCCGCGCCCCTCTTCACACTGTCATAGTATGCCTTGGTGTTTACCTTGCTGGTATCCAAGAGCGTGGTAACTTTGGCAAAAGAAGATTCGGACTTACCAGCCGTATTTACAATATCTTTTCCAAATTGGATGATCTTATCCCCTGCGAATGCACCCGCTGCGGCGGTTCCGATTTTCTTACAAGCCGTAGAAAATTTATCCTGTGTGCCTTTCGCTTTTCCGGTTACATCATCCAGCTGTTTATTTGTTTTATCGACGCCCATAAGGGCAAGCGTTCCAAAGATTTTAAATAATTCCATGCTTACCCCTCTGTAAATTCCAGATTGGCGATATTCATCGAATCTTCGAGTGTTGTTTCAAGATTAAATTCATTTCGGGCTTCTGCATCTGCCTTCATTTCAGTTCGGAATGCATCAAAAGATTTATCCCAAACTTTGTGTAGGTAGTATTGCCATTGCTGTTCTGTTTCTTTTTCCCGGAAGATCGTTTCTACCAATTCAGCAAGGCAACCGAAAGATATCACATTGTTTAGTATCGGTTCCGGATTGGCATATCTGTGATATGCCATATCCAAGAACTGCACACTTCCTACTTGAGCAATCTCGAAACAACCTTGATAAAATTTTCAAATTCAGGCTTGCGGAATACGTCCACAACCATTTCTGCAAATACATCAATCGGGAGGTCCGCGATCTGACTCTTATCCTGTCCGGACAGTCCGGCAAGGAAACCATAGATATCATCTTCACACGTTCCAATATTGCTAATGATCACATTGGCAAGGGACATGAATACAGAAAATCCAATGGACGCAACTGCGCCATCCTGAACCGGTGCATTATCGTCCGTACCGCCGCCGTTGGCTTCATTGGCGGATTTCACCATTGCACGGATGTCTTCCTTGGAAAGGACATCTTTAAATTGCGTGATACCGATCTTCTTGATAATCTGACATGCAGGAAAGATATCCTTTGCCGCAAGGGTCCTCAGTGTGTATGGCTTGGTCTGAATCGGATCTGCCTGTACTTTAATTCCCTGCTGCTGAACCGGAACCATTCCCGGCTGAAACTCTACAAATTCACTCATGCTTCTCCCTCTCCTTCACTTGTTCAACATAATGTTTGATTTCATTGAATCACAGTTTTGTCACTTCCATGACGTCGCCACACCGGTGTAATTCACCGGTGTGTACATCAAAGAAGGATTCCTTTACTTTCATTCTTTATGCCGTCTTGGGGAAATAGATATGATATGGGATTGTCGTCAGATCACCGCTGATATCCTGTCTGCTTTCAAATGTGTATTTTGTGACAGACGCATCCTTGTTCTTCCCTTCGATCTCAAGACCAGAAGTACAAAGTGCGTTATCAAGAATAACGATCAGCGGAACGCCATCAATACGCTTACCGATGAAGGCAATATTATCCAGGTAGTCACCCTCTTCGATCCTGGATTTATCTTCGATGACTGTGTATCCTTCCGGTGCATTCGCCGCTTCCTGACCGATTACAACAGTCTTCAGGATATCCGTAGACAGTTCGATGAGATTGATCTCCATAGATGCAGATCCGCCCTGCTTGACGTCAAACTGCTTAACAGGTACCCATGCGCCATCAACCTCAATCTGCTTGATCTCAGGCTTGATTGTAAATTTGTTACCACCCTGCGTCGCTCCAATCAGCGATTCCACAAAGTTCCATGCTTTCTTCGCTGAATCATATTTCAGCCCCTTGTGGATTGTTCCTGCCCCCAAAAGGATATTACCGGGCGTCTTAGACGTAATCCCGGAAGACTTGATTTCATCAAATTTATTAGTTGCTGTAGTCGTAGTGCCTGCCATTTAATTACCTACCTTCCAAAACTTGATCTCTACACGGATTTCCAGCTTCTTCAGATCCTCTTCACTCGTTGGCGTAGGCTGTGAAGAATTATAAAAAGCGGTGATTCCAGATCCATCCGGAAGCACCGCCCTTTTTCCTTCAATCCGTGGGAATAACTCTTTAATTTTTTTATCGAATCCATACAACTCAGACCAGCTATGCCGTGTAAATCCGGTGATACGAAAGATTGTATCTGTCATGCCGTCTTCATTGACCGCCCCGCTTTCATCATAATCACCGACAAAATAGGGGTATTTGATTATGTCTGTCCATTGCTCAAATTCATACGGAACCCCGATGGCTTCAAGCTGTTTGGACATCCAAGCAAGAACATCTTCCATCTATCACCCCAGCTTTCCAAACTGCTTTTCCGCTGCCGCTTTTGCTTTTGGGGCAACCGTATTACCAGCTTTCTCAAGTGCGTGCTTTGGTCGCTTACCTTTGGTATAGTAGGCGCTTAAACCCTTCCCTCGCAGAATTGCAACGGCACGCTTTGCGCCCGCTAGATCATAAGATTTACCGCCCTTATGCCCGGTCGAAGAGCCTTCTACAAACACCCAATAGCCTTTACGTCCGTCCCCATGAACTGCGTATTCGCCGGTGCCGAATTCTTCCCATAGAGCATTTTCAAGTGGACTTCCAATTTTCGCTTCAAGCTTTGCCTTATCCACCTTATAAGCGTATGAACCGGCAGTCTGCCCGGATTTCACACGTGAGTTTTTCGCCGCTTGTGAAGCAATTTCACCAGCGGTTTCATGCAAAAAAGCAATGGCAGCTTCTTTCATAATATTTTTGACCTTGATGCTGTTATCTTGAAATTCAACGTCAGCCATCCGCTGCCACTCCTTCCATATATTTTAGATAGATCTCAAGATGCTCACGCAGTCCCATTGGATCATCAATCAGCTGGATCGTATAATAATCGTTGCCAACATGCATCCGAGTATTTTCACGATACTTTGACAGATCCACATAATCACAAATGAAAATGTGTGTAGAATCTTGTATTTTAGCATCCGCATTCAGAAAATCGCTTGTTCCGTTTGACAAATCAAGAAACCCTGTCAGCGTCAGAGCATCATTCCATTCCGGAATACGTTCCCCATATTCATTCTTCTTGTTTGTCTTTACCTGGATAATTCCTTGAACATTTCCGCCAATCCGCATTTAGAACCTCGCTTTAATGTATGGGGATAAGAACCCCATAAGGGATACCGGATATCCCATCACTTGATTGTTTGCATCCTGGTCATAATACGTTACGGAATGCCGAGAAAGTGTTTCAGCCTTGATCCCGACTTTCTGCCGGTTTTCAACGTCCCACATGAGCATGTTAATGACGCCCTCTTTCACGTCATCCGGATATTCAACTTTGGTTACAAGGTTAAAATCAATCGGAAACAACTGAGTATCCACACGGATCCCAACTTCATCGATTTCGGATACCACGCATAATCCGTCGTTTACCTGCGATTGACTAATTTCAACCGTGTCACCCACCAAAAGGAAGGGCAACACGGTCTTGCCCGCCAGATCAGCGATCAGCATCGTTCCATCGGACGCCGCCCGAAATCGGACCGCACGATTCTGAAAGTTGTTATTGGTATATGCCCGGATCAGCTTTTCAGCACTGTTCAATTTTCGTTTCAGAACATTTTGTTCCATATTCTGAAATTCATTCATTGCTTTGAGTGTATCGACTGAAACGATCATATACCTTTCACCACCTTTATCATCCTAAGGACTTCATGACGCCGATCTTAACATTCTTTGCGTTGAACTTCAGAGAGTAGTTCGCAGACTTACCAAGTTCCGCAAGCGTCGGGGATTCCTTTGCCACGTTGTCAACAGCAAAAGAGAGCCCATTCGGATGAATAACCTTGCCCTGCTTTGTATAGAACTTGTCCGTACCTGCATTGGTTTCAGGATCGTAATCAGTTGTGTACTGATTTTCATAGTTCGTCTTATCACAAGACAGGAACGCCCCCTCACCAAACAGATAGGTCTTATACACGGTCTTAGCTGTATCCGCAGATCCTGTTGTCTCAGAAGTGTAGTAATCAGTTACCAGCGGGATCTTACCGCCGATGCGCGGAAGTGTTACCTCAGTCTGAATTACATGACCGACCGTGTACTTGTCATAGTCTACAAGCCCCAGTTTCTTGTATGCCGCAAAGATCCTAGAGTTCATAACCAGAAGACCCATACCTTCAGCCATATCGCCAAGCGCTGCCTGTTCCGCATCGATCAGGGATGTTTCATCCACCATGCCAGTGTTGCCGTGGATATTCTTTGCCGCCGTAATATCAAACGTATGATTCTTCAGTGCTGTAACACCGAGGACCCCATCTGCGATATTCATCAGCTCTCTTTCCCACACCTGAGTGTAGTAATTCTGAATCTTAGACTTGATATTTGTCATCGGATCAGCGCCGGTCAGTTCCTTAGTGAAATCCTTAGCCTTAAATGCCTTCATGCGCTGGATCAGCATACAAGTCTGCTTATTCCCAGTTACCTCTGCCGGTGTGTTGTTGGTCATGCCATCATTGTTCAGGGCTTCCATACCGGAATCAAACGCGTTCAGCGGCGTATAAAACGGAATCGTTGCAACATTGCCCTTTTCACCGATCAGATCCATGATTGTCTGGTCTTCTCTGATAATGCCGGATGCAAGGATTTCATTTTTCCAATAATCCGCTTCCTGCATCATGGACCCGAAGACTTCCGGATCAAATTCAAAACCACCAAAATTTCCTGTTCTAGGCATTCTTTATACCCCTTTCTTAATTTGCAAATTTATGAAACAGATCAGGATTTTCCTGCTTCAGTTTCAATCTGTCACTGAATCCCATCTTCAAGAACTGTTCACGTGTAACCGTCTTGTCATTATTTCCGTTCGGCAGGCTGTTTTCCTCGATTTCCTTCCGTCCGGAATTGCTGCCCGCGGAACTGCCGCCAAACTGATTCGGAAGCTGTATTTTTAGTGACTTGATCAGATCATCCACACCTTTTACATGTTCTGATTCATCAAGTTCAATCACCTTGCCATCTTCCTTCAGCTTTTCATTAGCCTTATAAAAGGCATAATCAAGGTCAGTTGCGCCCGCCTGGATCAGCGCAAACTTTAAGGCATTTTCGGCTTTCAGCCTTGCGTTTTCAGCCTGAAGATCCTTAATCTCGGTTTCGTAGCCTGTAATCTTTGTCTGAAGTTCCTCATTTCCCTTGTTAGACTTCTTCAGTTCTTCGATCAGACTGTTCGCCTTATCAAGTTCGGACTGCTTTCCAGTCAATGACGCTTCAAGGTCAGTGTACTTGTCCTTTGCAACATAGCCGCCTTCAGACAGATCCGCATAACGATGACGCTTCAGCTTGTCGGCTTCGCCTTCGTTTGCCTTGTCAATCGCCGCTTGGACCTGTGCATACAGTTCACTTCCTAACAGTTCTTCAAGTTTCATTTCATTGTTCCTTTCCCGGATAGCTGTGTGCATCCGATCAGCAGATTATTGGTCATGCAGACCACACATGGGATCAGTTTTAACGCCATAACCCAATTTCGGGCATAAAAAAAGCACGGCCATCGTGACCATGCCTTTAATCCCATTTCACATTGTCATCTGGATAAAGCTCCAAGATGTCATAGAAATTTGAAATTTCATTGTATGAGATACCGCTATTTAGTTTTGTTAGCACTTCCTTTTTCATATCTAGCAATTTTTCACTATTCTCATCATAGAACTGTAAAAAAGGCTCTGGAAAAGGACACATTGCCAATAACCGGTCAACTTCAATCTTCTTTTTCTGTTTTTCCGTCATGGGATCACCTCCTTCGCCATGCTATCAACCAGGCTATCAAGTGCTTTTACTAATTCCGGCTTATCGTCTTTCAGCAACTCAAGCAGGTCGGGGCGTGTAATAGAGAGCGATGCATAATTAGCTATCGATTCACATATACGATTATCGATACTAGCATAATATGTACCCCCATGCCCATAGCGGATCTTACCAGAATCACGGCCATTTCCACCAGAAAGCGCATCGTATATATCCTCAAGGTTACCGAGATTCCCACCACAAGCATTACGACTTTCATAGTCCAGGCCGTCAATGACTTCTTTTTTTAGTTTAGAAAACCGTTTCTTGTATTCATGATATGGGATCTTTCCATCCATCACCTGTTGCCGCAGCACATCGCTTTCAGACTTAAACTTTTCACGATATTTGGTAGAAACAGTTTCCAGTTCTGTGTGAAAATTTGAAAAGAGTGTTTTTATACTGTCCCCCATAGTATCATCTTTTACTTGAAATTGCTTTTGAAGATTTATATCCAGCGCAGAATACATTCGTTCATGGGCAAATTCTTCACCGGTATCTTTTCTTAAACACAAATCGATGTAATGCATGACTTCATGCAACGTCGTGCCAGCCTGTCCATTTAAATTATCGCCAGTTAGCTTTGGAATAGTCAGCTTTACATTACAAACATCACCGTTAGAATCAATACTGTAACTTAAACTATGACCAGCAGCATGTGATACTTTGGTTTGCCCTCCAGTATTTTTAATGCTAGCAAACTTTCCGAGATTTTTATACAGACCTTTTACACGTTGGTCAGCACCTTCGCAACTATTGATATAATCTATAAATATCTGTGCATTCTTTCTCTCAGAAGGTTTTGCTTTCAAAAAATCCGGGAAATCATCCAAAGTTAATGCTTCAGATGATTTTGCCTTTTCCTTAAACTCATTATAATCCTTTGCGTTAATTGAGACAATTGATTTAGAGATTTCAGGCAGATCATCCTCAGACACGCCAAGCTTTTTAGCAATGGCTTCTCTCTGCTTGTCTGTCATCCCTTCGACGTCACCAAGATAGCGAGTCTGTGCGCCTGTCAGTGCCCATCTAGCGCGCTGTAAACACACACACCTACAATTGCATACGTTCCGAGCTGAACCATCTATTCCGGGCGCTGGCAGTTCTTCACCGCCAACCGTAAATTTTTGGTCGATCTCTCGAATCTGTCCATCCGCTTCAGCGTGCCAGGGTCTAGTGTTGCCGTCCAAGGTAGCGTCCCACTGCTTCACGACATCGGCACCTAATTTTTTGGCTCTTAACTGAGTATCAAGCGTAGCCTGGTTCTGTACCCGATGCCCCTCTGTACGCGTAATCAGCTTAGCGCGCCGCATTGCGGCATTAAACGGACTGTTCATGCCCTTTGTGACTTTTGCCGCCATATCAAGCCAGGAAGAGCCATTAGCGATGCCACGTGACACTTCTGCACGAACAGACTTCCGCAAGTAATCAACATTTTCTCCCATGCGTCTGTAGATACTCCGTCCACGCTGGGTCTTAGCGATATTGGAGTAATCATTATTCAGAGCTTTAAGAACCTCATCCTGTCGGACCGGAATAACTAGCGGTACGCCCTGCCCCTGCATATCATACAACATGCCATAGTGTCCATTTTCATAGCACTTATGCAGGTAATCGGATGCCGTATCAGATGACTGTGACTGAAGGTCCTTCAAAATTCCATCAATTTGCTGTTTTAAGGCTTGCTGATACTTTTTCTGGTAGATGATGGACTGCAAATTCTGCATATCCGTTCGACTATTCAGTTCAGCAATTTTCTGTTCACAATCTTTGCTTGCCCGCTGATAAACAGCTTCAAGCAATTTCATGGTATGCTTTTCGTCATCCAGTACTGCCCGGACCACCTCCGATTGTCGTTTGTTCATCTTCACCACCAATCAGATCTGCATACGGATCATCCTTTGGAATCTGGTCTTTAATTTCATCATAGTCAATATCCAACACGTCACAAATCATCCGGATCATCTGTTCATCCCCAATCGCATTCTGAAGAGATAGCAGGGTATTGATTTCTACCTGCTTCTTTTCGGCATCCGTTTTCTCCATTGTGGCATTTTCTGATGCATTGGACATGACCTCATGCTTAAATTGGAATGACACGGAATCGCTTTGGTAATCGGTTTCCTGTTCCTTGTTAATCTCATCTATCACCACATCGACGATATGCCGCAAGAAACGCTTTAGCTGCGTCTCCAGGCGATTGCAGCGCAGATCCAGAAGGCTGTATGCCGCCTTGATCGCAATATTCGTTGTAGCGCTTGTGTCTTTTAGACCAGACAGATCCAATCCAAAACCGAACCGGTAAATATTCTTTTCATCAAGTTCCATCTTGGTCTTGCGTGCTTCATACGGCACATCCACGGTCTTAACATCCACCCCACCATCCGGGGATGTTCCGATCATCTTCTTTGTCTTAAGATTCTGTTGCAGCTCATCCAGGTCATGACCTTGGAACCCTTTAACCACATATAAAGGATGATCAAAGTCGATCAGATTATTTGACAAAGAGCTTGCCATCATATCGTAATCATCGATCAGCTCTTTAATGGGCTTTAAGTTCGACCACTGCTTCTTGTTATTATCCAGCCGAAAGAAAGGCACGAATCCAAATGATTCTCCCCACTTCTTGCCATCTTCCGTATATACGATATGGGGTCGGGGGTTTAGTGCATGATCCGGATCTTCTAAGATACCCCCCTCATCGTCCTGTACATAGTAGTACGTTTGGGTATCGTCCCAATCCTGGATCTTTTTGATTTTGTGACCGTCCTTGTCAATCCGGTCGATGTACCAGTAAATCACATGATCTTTTCTATCATCCGTAAAACGGCCTTCCACTTCGATGACACCGATTGCGTCCGCACACGTAAAACGGATATGACCGTTTACATCCATCAAAGCGTACATGTAAGCAAAGCCTTTTTCCTGGCAATCTGTAATCAGATCTGACAGTTCTGCTCTGAATACATCATTATTATTAAAGCGTTTATCAAGCTCTTCCTGAAGATCGGAATCATCTGACAGCACAAAAGGTTCATCCCCGGATAAAATATATTGCGTAGCCTGATCCGTAAGCTCAGTGAAGAATGGATGGGGAATCTTCACATTTGCACGCTGGGTATCTTCCACGAGCTGACCATCGGCGTTGTAGTAGAACATCCTGCAACGCTTGATATCGTGATCGGCTTCATAGTACCGTTCACCTTGCCTTGCCTGACGTTTTCGGAAAGATGCATCGTCTTCAGCTATGAATAATTTGATTTCTTCTTTTGTTAGCATTAGTAAATCCACCCATTGCCCAAAATATATTGCTCCAGCCCGTAGCGCATTGCATCCATCAAGTGGTTGAAGTCATCAATTGGTTCATTCAGTTTCTTGCCAAACTTGTCAGCTTTCCACATGTAGTTAGATATTTCTGTCAAAAAGTTCACACATCTAGGATGTATGATGATTTCCAGGTCCTGAATCCACTGGATGCCGTTGTTAATGGAGTCCTTACCCTTCTTTGCACCGTGAATATACAACCCCAAGGCCTTCAGCTCATCGATAGATTTTGGTTCAGCCGAATCAGCCGTAATTGTTTCCTTCGCGTATCCCATCCGCTGGATTGTTGTGAAGATCTTCCGGTTACTCAATCCGGTTTCATACATTTCATCCCACACATACAACCGCTTATTTTCCAAATCCAGAAAGCCAATAAAAAAAGCGGAAGGATCGTTGGTATAACCAAAGTCCAGGCCGCATACTGTGTGAAGACCGCGCACATCGTCCAGCGTGAAGAATTGTTCCTCCCAGTTCTCATACACCAGACCTTCCACAATCCCCCAATCACCTAAACCTGCGACTTTGTACCGCCGTGGATTGCGCTTCTTCATGTCGTCGAATACTTTCAAATCCGAATCATCCAGCCATTCATTACACATGTAGTTTGTTGTCATGGCAAGTGTCTGATCGTCCGGCTTATCAAAGAATCTTGATTTTAACCAATGTCTTTCATTCCAAGGATTGAAGGTCAGGGTTATCTGTTTGAACAGTCCTTCAGGAACTTCACCACGGATAGACTCATCCAGCATATCGAAATCAGATTCTTTCAGGATCTCATATGCTTCCTCGATCCACATGAAGCAAAGCGCCCCTACATCGACGGAAATAGAGGTGATCTTTAATGGATCATCCAAACCACGGAAGTAAATTTTCTGACCTGTCGGCTTGTATGTTATTTCAAGCGGCGATTCCTTGGCTTCCCAAAAGGCATCAACGTTGAATCTGTGAATCGCCCATTTCAATTCAGCAAAACAGGAATCTTTCAATGTCCTGAATGTTTTACGAATTACAAGCGTGTTCGCATCTGGAAATTTCATCATGTTGCAGATAACCCAGAGCGCTGTTGTTTTAGATTTCTTGGAAGCACGACTTCCTTTTACGCACCTGTACCTTCCCTTGTAATTCCAGAATTGCTTATATCCTTTTCCGACAATCTCAGGAAGAAACAGGTTTTGCACATTTCTTCCCGCCAATTTTATTCCTCTAATTCATTTTCACCGCTGATCACAATGGGAACTGCCCCTTCAATATTCAGCTTGTCGCTAAACATCCCAAGGTGCTTACCAAGCAGCTCAAGGGCTTTCAGCTTTGAAGCAACTTTCACTTCACGTTCAACGGATTCGCCCTGATCACTGGAAGAACTTTTATATTTAATTGATTCAATACATGCCCGGTCCTCCGGCGTTGCATCAGCCTTAATTTGGCCGTAGCCGTCAACAACCTGTGTCATATCCAGGAATGCAATTTTAGCAAGCTCATTGATAACCCGGTCCTGTGTTACGCCGGTACGTTTTGACCGCTTTGCTATCTGTCTGTTAATTGCTTCCCTAATGCAAGTTTTACCAAGCAACTCTGAACCGATATTATCTTGGTTTTTTCCCTTATATCCAGCACGAATGGCAGCTTGTGTAGCATTCAGGTCAATCAAGTATTCTTCAACAAATCTTTTTTGTTTCTCTGTCACCTTCTCACCACCTTTCATGCAATAATAAAAGATCCCCCGGAGGTAGGAGTTTTTAGCACCCTTCGGGGAATCTTTAACTGATACCATTATAGCACATGCTTACTTCGGGTTGGTTCGGTTTACTTCGGCAAATGCCAAAAGTGCTTGACCATGTAATTCACATGTCCATGTGTAATTGTAATTCATATCAACCGATATCTGTTCTAATGACTTCACGTGACCGTTTTTATCCGGCACATAATGATCAAATAGGATTTTCATAAATCTTGCATCCTTCAATTCATGAATCTGATTGATGATTGTATCTTTCTCTTTTACATAATCATCAATCATCTGATCAATCCGTTTCTCGATATCAAGATACTTAATAATCGCATTTTCCTGAGAGTTCTGCGCTGAAGTCTGTACATGCTCTGAATCATAAGCGATTCCCCTGCCTTGGACTAAACTTCTAAGCTGCGCGGATTCTTCAAGTTTCTGGTTAATCTTTGTATCAAGCACTTGAAGCTGCAATAAATACTCTTTTACTGTCATTATTTCCTCTCAATTTTTTTAACTATGTTACGGTTTGTTACGGTTTGTTACGGTTTTAAAAATGAAACCGTAACACCCCTCAGCCCGCATAAACACTGGGTTTTTTGAAGG